AACATCTAAACCTTCGCCAGCTGCAAATGTAATGGTGGATCCTAATGCTATATCGCTTGTATTAGATCCATCGCTAACAGTAATGGTTGAGTTGCTTAGTTTTGCATTTTCAATAGATCCAGCAAGCTGTGCATTAGTAATTGTTCCAGTTAAGGATGTTGTTGGGTAATTTGTTGCATCAGTTAAATCAAAAGCTGGTGTTGTATCTGAGCCACCCAGGGCCAAAGTTATACCGCCAAAATTTATTGATGAGTTAGCAAGTTTACTGTTGGCTATGCTTCCAGCCAACTTGGCATTAGTTATGCTTCCAGCAAGCATTGTGTTTGTTACTGTTCCAGAATCGCCAGAACCTATTAAATTACCAGTATCAGCTGGCAAGGTTAATGTTGGATTGCCGCTGAAAGCAGAATGTGCTGGTGCTTGCAATCTTACATAATGAGCATTATTAGATTCACAATAGAAATCAATAAGCGATTGAGTGCCGCCATTTTTAATTTTAATGGCACCTTGCTCAATCTCTACTCCGTTAGTAGATCCGCCGCCAATAGATGCTGTTACAGTTGTAAGACCAGTCAAACTACCTAAAGAAGTTATAGCTGTTTGTGCTGCTTGGGTAACTGTAGTTGCACTGCCAATTACATTACCTTCAAGATTTGCAACTAATGTACCTAATGAGGCCAGGGTTATATTTCCTGTTGCAGATCCGTCTGCTGTAGTTAGGCCCAGGGTAAATTTATCTGCTGATTCATCCCAAATAAATACAGCATTATCTGAAGATCCTCTATTAACTAACATTCCAGTGTCATTAACTGGAGTGCCAGTTAAGTTAGCATTTAATTCAAATAAATTATCCTCAATTTTTAAATTGGTTGTATCTAAATAAGTAAGATCACCATTGACTGTAAGATCTCCAGCAACTGTTAAATCGTTTGCTATAGAAACATCATTTGGCAAACTTAAAGTAACACTAGCTGTTTCTGAACCAGATCCAGATACAGTAATTTGATTAGAGGTTCCTGTTATTTGTGCAACATAATTACCTGTAGTTTTTGTTCCCAGGGCAACTGCATTATCATCAATAGTTAAAGATAAAGTTACATTGCCAGATCCATCAAAGTTTTGTGCAGAAGCTGTAGCATCACCTGTTATTTCAAATGTCCTAGCTGTTGCCAGAGCCGTGGCCGTAGCTGAATTACCAGAGGTTGATGCAGCTACAACATTAAGTGCATCTACAAATGCTTTATTGACATAAGAATCAACCTTGGTTGCTACTCTGGCATCTGTGTAAAATAAATTAGTAGAGCCTTCTGCTACTGTGTCTGAATTTCCCTGGGTATAAGTTAAAACACCAGTAGAGGAATCATAAGAAAGTTGAGCAGAGTTTTCTGATATTGCGGCCCTTGCTCTTGCATCCGTGTAATATAAATTACCAGATTCTGAAAGCTGCGAAGTGTTAAACGCCGATAATGATACAACGCCAGTTAATGTTCCAGAGGTATCATCATAAGTCCAAGTTATACCTGTTCCATTTTGTATTAATGCAGCAACCCTATCATCAGTTCTTTCATTGGTAAAAAATAAATTAGAAGATCCTTCTGTAATATTATCTGTAGTTTTTTGGGCTAACCTGGCATCCCATCTAGCCTCTGTGTAATAAAGATTAGATCCCTCAGATAGATCGCCTGTGTTTTTTGTCGCAAGCCTCGTATCAAATCTAGCATCTGTGTAATAAAGATTAGATCCTTCACTTAGATCTGAGGTTGAGTGATTAGATATATCACTTGCCTGGCCAGTTAAGTTAGCTGTTACTGTTCCAAATTGCACATTGTCTGAAGTGCCAACTGCTTGGCCAATAGAAAATGTAATGTTGTTACCAGATAAAGCAGAGCTTACACCAGTACCACCGAGCAAGCCTAAAGTTTCTGAATCAAGATCTATAGATCCAGAATTAGATCCATCACTTATATCAAGATCTTCAGCTGTTATGGCCGCATCAACATAAGTCTTAATTGCTTTTGCTGAGGCTAGAGTATCATCGGATCCAGAGACTGAAGTTAAGTCTGTGTCCAGGACACCAGATTTTAGATTGTCAGTTTCAATGTTAGATAAAGTATTGTTATCAAGATCTATGGTTTTATTTGTTAGTGTTTGAGATCCAGTTAAGGTTGCAACTGTAGAATCAATAGAAAAAGTAACTGCATTGCCAGATCCAGCTGTATCAATGCCAGTGCCGCCAGTTAAGGTAAAGGTTTCGCTATCTAAATCAATAGAAAGCACCCCACCACTATCTGCTTGGAAATCTAAATCCTGGGCTGTAACCTGGCTATCAACATAAGCCTTGATTGATTGTTGGGTTGCTAAAGCTGTAGCACTATCTGAACTTAAAGTATCTTCATCTAAAATAGATGCAACTGTGGATCCACTGCTAAAAGATAAACTACTAATGCCATTAATAGTTCCGCCATTTATATCAACTGTGTTATCAGCTGTAATACTCCAGGGCAAAGTTATCCAGGCATCGTTTCCGCTGTTACGGATCTTCATAACTGAATTGCTTGTATCTACCCACAATTCATAAGCAAACATAGTTGCTGGCTCAGAGGCTCCAGAGTTATTAGAAACAATTGCAGTAAGTGCATTGTTTAAATCAGTCCTGAAGTTTGCTCCAGATTGATTAATTAAATTGTAATCATGTTGAGCCATTAGCTACCCTTTTGTTGTTTATAAATTTTACTTTTATTAAGATCTTTTCGCATATATATTTTTATTCTGGTTTGGTTGGGAACACCACATCAACAAAATTATCATCATCGGTGTATTGCGATGGTAGATCTCTTAATGCTTGTCTATAAATTGACCATTCTGCTTTTTTTGTATCAGACAATGGGCTGTCAGTAGCTACAGTCCAATCACATCCTTGCAACATATAAAGTCTTTGATTCCTTATCTTTTGGGTTGTTGTTAAAGGGCTTTCTGGTGTTGGTGCGTATATTGTAGTCATTATTGTTTGTTTAATTTTAAGGCTGATATTCTTGAACTAAAGCCAAATATTGATGGGGCTGGGTTGTCTACAATTACTTGTCCTTGCAATGCAACTGTATAAGAGGTATTTGCTGATAGATTTATTTTACCAGCAAGAACAACTGGCTGAATTGCCGCTCCCCCAGTTGGTGATTGGTAGTCAGTTACTTGTGTTGATCCAACAACAATTCTTGATTCCAATTGTGTTGTAAGATTAAAAGTTCCACCAACCATACAATTACCAACTATTAGATAATCACCACCCTCAGCAGTTGTAAATGTTGCAGTAACCAAATTGGCAAAATTGTCTCCACTTCTACCATCACCAAATGCAGTTGTACTGGCAGAATTTACAACCATGGCACCCACGGCCCTTGTTCCAATTTGTGCAATGCTTACGCCATTATCACTAATTTTTAAACCACTTCCAGAGCCTGTCAATGTTCCGCCATCTAAATTAAGCCTTACAGCATTTAAAGTTCCAGCAGTAATATTGTCTGCTGTTAGGTTTGTTACATCTACATTGCCTGCATTTAAAGTTCCAGTGGTTATGTCATCAGCAGAGATAGTTCCAAAAACACCAGAAGCTGAAGTAAGAGTTCCAGATTGAATATCTGAAGCAACAATTGTACCAGCTAAAATTTCAGCACTGGTAATTGTTCCAGCAAGTATTTGTGATGCTGTTATTGTATTAGCTGCTATTTGACTTGCTGTGATCGTATTGGCAAGAATCTTGGCTGCTGTAACTGAATTTGCAGCAAGTTTATTAACAGAAATTGCACCTGTATTTATTTTTTCTTCAGTTATAGCACCCGCTGCAATAACATCGCCTTGAATAGCATCTACTGCAATCTTGGCGTTTGTTACAGCATCATCCGCTAGCTTTACCGAGTTTATTGCATCATTAACAATTTTATTTCTTGAAACAGCATCATCAGCAAGTTTAGCCTCTAAAACAGAGCCATCTCTTAAATCAACGCTTACTACTGGTTGATCTCCCACACTAAAAGTCAGCGTTGCTGGGGATGATTCAACTCCTAGCGTGTTTAAAGAACTAACGCTGGCAACATAATTGGAACCTGTTTTAACAAAGTTTAAATCACAGTTTTCAGTATCAACTATTTTATTTGTAACTTGATTGTTTGAACTATCTACAACATTTACTCTGTATTGATAATCTGGAAAGTCTGTGGGTTCGTTCCAAGATAAAAAAGG